GAAAAATATTTCAGCAGTACCAGCGCCACCTATTTTTGTAATAGTAAAATCTAATGTTAATTCCCACCCTTTATTATTTGCAGTTGATAATGTATATATTAAACCATCAATTATTTTAACTCCATTTGATTTAATATGTATATGTAATTCTTCATTGTTTGCGCAAGTTAATTCTCCACACATTCTAACAGCAAAAGAATCTCCAACTTTAAATGTATCTTCAGGAACACTTAACGTTCCAACACCAGCACCAACAATTGAAGCTTCGCCACTTGCAAAAGTTACAATATTACTTAAAGCAGTTTGAGCATATAATCCATAAGAATAAATTTCAGGAATAGCAATAACTACATTTCCAGTTTGTCCATTAACAGAAGTGACAGGAGGAATATTTTGATTTACATTAATAGTAGTTAAATTAGGTTGTACTGTTATTGCAACTGTTTCAATAGTTTCGGTAACATTTATATTAATTATATCGTTTGCCATCTTATCTTGTTATATCACATTTAATTACAAAATTACCTTCTACCCAAGTTTTAACACTTCCATCTGAAAATGTTATTTCAATATCGTACACATAATTATATTCAGGAATATTAATTATTTGTTTGTTTATTTTAAACAATCCTCCAGCAGCGTTTGTAATTGTTAAACCAGCACTTGCAACTGTAGTAAATGATAAAATAGGAACTCCACCACATTCTTTTTTTAATTGCATTTTAATTACAGCGCCAGTTAAATTTAATACTACTGCATTTTTAATAACAGCGAAATTAACTGCTTCAAATGTATCTCCTTGTATATGTGAAAAATTTAAACTCATTTTAATTTATTTAATTATTATTAATTGGTTCACATCCAGCAAAATTATGTCTTGGAGTTACAGGAAATATTTCACTTGCAAAAACTATTTCAATATCTGACATAATATCAAAAGCGTAACCATCAGCAAAAACAGGAGCAGTTAATTCGTTAAAGTCTGCATCGTATGTTCCATTTTCTAGAACAATTTTACCAATTTCTACAATAGCTTGAATACCTTGTCCGTAAGATAAATTTTCATTGTAAACTCCTTTTGCTAGTAAATCAGCTATTGCGGTTTCTTTGTCTAAATAATTTAATTTATATATCATTTTATAGTGTTGTTAATTTTACAAGTTCAGTATTTGAAAGTCTTGTTTTAAAAATATTTGCATTTGCAATACCATCATTTAATTGTGAAACACTCGCGTAATTATGCCCTATATCTACTTTGCTACAGGTTGGAATTGTAGCTACTACATCAGTTCCTATTTGAACTCCATTTATATAAAATACAATATCATTATTTTTATATGCTAAAGCTAATTTATAAGTTCCTGTTGTTGTGATAGTAGAACTATTTATACTACATTGTAAGGTACCACTATTAAAAATTCTAGCTCTTATTACGTTTGAGCTTGCGCCTGAAAAAGCCATATAAATACGATTGTTTACAGTTCCATCAGATATGTGTAATATGTATCTTGATGAAGTTCCAATAAGTTTATTTACTTTTATTTCTGCATATATAGTTCCTTCTGTTTGCCCTATTAAAGTACTTATTCCTGTTTTAGAAATAACATCAGCGTTACGAGTTACTGTAGATGCAACTGTTGGGATGTATGAAGTAGCATTTAAGCCAACTTCATTTTGTCCTCCAGCAACAAAAACATTAGCATTTACATTTCCAACATATGATAAATTAACTGCCGTTGAATCTGTATTGTTTACAAATTGAACAATAAAATAATTATTACTATTACTTAACCCTGAATAAGTCATAGTACATCTAAACCATCCATTTGAAGCTGGAGTTATTGATGCAGATATTACAGAAGCACTTTGAAATAATTTAGTCCCTGTTAATATATTAAAATTAACAAGAGCATCACCCCAAAAACCTCTTAATCTAACAATATTGGGAGCAGAGCTTCCTGTACCTTTTTTAAAATAAATAGAATAAGTGTTTGTAACACCAACGCTTACATTTGTTATTTTTGCTATATTATGATTTCCAGCAAGAGCTGTTTCAGATACTAAATAAGATTTTTCTCCATTTAAAAAATCAGTTGAAGATAAAGTTGCAGTAACAAAAGTTTTTTCCCATCCAACATCTGAAAAATTATTGCTTTGAGTTAATAAATTAGTTCTTTGTGATTCAACCAATAAACTCGGACAACTTCCGTTTGTGTAATCAATACGGGGAACATTAATTGCTAAACTTTCAATCAATCCTAAACTATTTACCCTTGTTGCTGTTGTAGCGCGAACTACATTCATATCTCCTAATGTGGTATTAGGAACAACTGAATATAACTTACTTGCTTTATATGCGTTTGGCGTTACTATTAACGATGCTTTATCTAATAAACTCATTATATATTATTTTATTTTAATTAATTATTGACAGTTTACAAATTGATTTATAGACGTAACTACACCTGAACCGTTTAATGTAAACCCATCATCAGCAAAACTTCCCTCTTCAATAGGTAGACATACGCCTACTCTTATTGTAGGGCAGCCACTTGTAAATACTGTAGTTAACCCTATGTTAGTATATAAAGCAGTTCCAACTATTATTGAAGGAGAAGATGAATATACTGTTGCTTCACAACTACCACAACATTCGGAAACACTAAATGAATAAACTGTTGGAGCAGGAGGTGTATCAGGAATAACAATATTAACATCTAAATTTTCTAATATAGTTAGTAAGCAAGATTGTGCTTCAAATATACCTGTATCTAATAATATTCTATCTTTAAAATTAGTTACTATCCCACCTTCGTTTCCTACAATATCTGTTTCTCCACTATTGCTTGTGTAATGTGATTTACCCCAAGATATATTATTATTAAACGCACCTTGACCCCATCCTATTGTATTATTGTTTGCTCCTTGACCCCAGTCTATATTATTCGCCATTTTTCTTTTCTAATTTATTTAAAAAGATTTCTAATTTTTTAACATTAGTTTCTTTTGGTTTATACGTTTCTTTTATAGTACCCATCCTGAAAAATTTGCGTCTTTATCTGGGTATACATCTGCATTAGAATTCAAATTATATTCAGGAAATAAAACTTGATTGAAAGTCATATAATCAATAAAACGATTTGTATAACTTTGTGCCGTATCACGTGACTTTTCAATTAAAAAATCTATTTCAGTTTTATCAACCGCAGTACTATTCTCTGAACTATGTTTAAATACACCTTTCTCGCTTATTTTAATAGATGCGTAAGGTAAAAACTCTACCATAGTCCAATGTACTACCATCATTTTAATATAGTCGCTTAAAAGCGTTGTATATGGACTTGCTAAATTACCAGCTACAATTCCATCGTTAATCTTATTATATAATTTAGTACCTAAATAATTTTGGATATGTACTTGTTGAGCTTGAAATATATATTGTGTATATGTATCAGGGTCAACGTTACCATTTAAAATAGTATATTTAACTAAATCGTTTGTTGTTATAAAGAGTGCTTTTGCCATTTTTATTAATTTGTATATCCCATTTTATCCCAATATTTTTGTGTATAACCTTTTGTAGGCATATCGCTTGGTTTCATTGAAACTTCTTTATCGTTTCTGATTCTATAACCATATTTTTCAGCAGTTGCAGCACTAATAGCTTTAGCGTTTGGATTTGTAGGGTCTATTTTAACACCATCAAAATTAGCATAAGTTCTACGCAACCATTTATGGTTACATCTTGCTCCGCCTTTGTATAACCAGACATCATAAGAATCAGAACCACCTTTTCCAAAACCTGAATTTACTACTTGTGTTTCCATTGCAACAATATCTTCTTTACGATATATTTTATCTGCACGTAACATTTTACTGCAAAATTCACGTTCCCCGCTTAAATCCCCGCTATATTTATATCTTGTAATAAATTGAACGCCATCTATAACAGCATCTTGTTCAGGACTTTTAATATTAGGTTTTGCAGTACCTGTAGAAGTTATAAATTTCCACATTTTAGATAATGCGCTTTTCTTTTTATTATTTAAAGTATTTATTTCAGAATCTAATTCTTCTTCAGTATCATAATCAACTTCTGTTTCGTCAATTAAAAACCATTCATCGCTTAATTCTTCTCCTTTTTCAATTAACAAATCAGCAATAGAATCACTTGCTAAATTATGTGAACACATTTTAACTCCAGTTTCTTCTTCTATTGTTTCTGCATTCATTCCAGAAACATCAACAAATTCTAAAGGTTGTATTGTTTTAAAGTAAAGTTTTAAAGATATATTATTAACAGCTAATATTTCATTAATAGCGTCTATTATTTCTAATTGATATGGTTTTATAACTATATTGTCAAATAATAGCGTAGCAGTCTTTATTTCGTCTGCATTGTTACCTAACCCCCCATCACCAGAACGTATTCCTAATAACATAGGTGAAGTAACTCTATGTCCTACAATTAACTTATCAAAACATTCTTTACTTAAATACTCGTAATGCGCTGGTGCATCGTTCAAAGGTAAATCTTCTACTGTAGTTTTAGATTCTGCATTAGCGTTAAAAGCAATAATAACTTTTTCTCCTCTTGCACCTGTTAATTTACCCATAACATCACGCTTCATTTTATCACGCATTTCTTCAGAAGGAATACCATTATTGAAGTTGATTACTTTTGTACCACTAAATCCGTTTTGTACATCGTTAATTTGATAATCTGCTATGTTTTCTTCAAGCAAAGCATAAGGTAAAGAACCAGAATAATCTATTGGACTATAATAGTCAAAACCTGATACATAAGGTTGTATAACATATATTTCAACTTCATTACCGTTACCAAAACCAAAAGCTGGAATTCTTTTTGCATCTTC